TGAAGCAACAAGAGGATCAACGTGCCGGCTACGCCTAACAATATTTGTTCTATCCGTTTCAATCGAGCGTTGACGCCGGTCATCTCTTTTTCAATACTCTCGTACCGGACCGCGCAAACGTCAACGTGAGAATTGATCTTCGCATCGACTTCCACGACTGTTATCACGGGTTGATCAACTGGAAACGTGTGCCGTCGTAGACGACCAGCGCGATCTTGCCGCTCTTGATGTCGGTAGCGGCCAGCGCCGTGGTGCCGTTCTTGGTGATGGCCTTGGCGCCCAGGTTGTTGACGTTGAGCGTGGCAGCGCCGGTGTTGGCCGCTGCACCGATGAATGTCAGGGTCAGGCCGGCGATGTACGTCGATAGCGGTTGCGTGTAGGTGCCGAGGATCGTGTCGGTGCCGGTCACGGTCATGTAGTTGGTCACGCCAGCCGACAGGGAGCCGACGTTATCGGCGGTCCAGATCTGGGCGCCGGTTGAGTCTTTCAGTTCCATGTAGTACAACGCCGAATCCAGCCAGACCGCGGCCTCGCCGCGGGAGTTCATCACCACCGGGTTGGTGTTGGCCGTGGTGCCCGCAGAGGTGGTGTAGGTAGACTGCGGCGTGGTGGTGCCGGCGGCGTAGGTGTAGAGCAAGCCCCCCGCCAGCGGCGCACCGTTGGCTGTGAAGAACTGCATCAAAGGAGAGGGGGTCAGGGTAGCCATGTCATTGCCTCAAGTTGTTGACGTTGTCTCTGGGTGTGACGCGCAGCGCGTTGGTGTCCGACGTGGGTATATCAGGCAGCATACTAAACCCCGCCCGTGCGCCCCGAGACCCCAATGAGCTAGAGTACCCGCCTATGGCCTGTAGCAGCATACGATTCCAATGCCCCAATTCCTCGGGGGGCGGCACACGTTGGGCTTCTATCTGTGCTAACTGTTGGGCAAACTTTTTTGCCGAGGGCGCGTCCAGCATCCCGGACTTTACCATCGCAGGGCTGATGACTTCATTAAACCGTTGCGTAGCACCTTTTATGTTTCCGCTAGACAACTGGTCGCCTAAAGTTTCCCGCAACGCATCGTATATATCACGCTTGCCAGAGGGGGAACGCTGAATTATAGGCGCCACCAACGACCATTGGGTTGCGTCGCCGGTCTCGATTAGCTGGCGGGCGTTGAGTTGCGTAGACGCAACAGTCCGGTTCCATATCCTGTCTGCCGCTGCCGCGCTTTCCTTTGATATGGTTCCCGCTTCGCTTGCAGCTTTAGATGTCAGCGCGGTGGCCTCCTCGGACGCTTTCTTGAGCAAGGCATTGCTCTCGGCTTCTCCCGCGGTAACCACACCTTGCGCTTGCGCGGCTAACTCATTATGTTGCACACCGCCGCCGGCGCGAATGTCAGTCGCTTGGGACTTTGCCGCTGAACGAAGGTTGGCTTGATTTGTAGTTAAGTTTTTTATGCCCGCGTCTATTGACAAGTTGGATTTTTCCGCTAACTCCAGCGCGGTGGCGTACTTGTCTACGCTGACCTTTGCCCCCGGCACGGCGTTTAGCATTTCCCGGTTTGAGGTCATCCAACTACGCACTTTGGCCGAGGTATCTTTGCTGGCTAATTCCGAGGTGATGTGGTCTAGCCCTGCTTGCGTTGCCAGCGCCTTGTCACCTACCAGATCCACCAGATTCTGAAACGCCGTGGGTGTTTTGAAAAAGTACCCCGGCATCTTGGACGGGTCATTGGCAAATTGCGTTAGTGCGCCGCGGTCCATTCCCGTCAGTTGTTGCCCCGCCTTCGACCCGAACACCGCCAGTTCCGGTCGTGAGTCAGCGTAGTCAGTAAGCAGTTGTGTTTGCTTAGGCCCGGCAAAATTTGATTGTATTTTGCTCAACTTACCGTATATGTCTTTTCGCGCCTTGTCATCAATATTAGCGTAGCCTTCTGCCGGCGCGCCGCGAAAAGACTCGCCCATCAATCGTCGGGCGTCGTCTATAGCTCTAAATGAGGGCGACACAGCGGGCGCGCCTTTTTCGACCTTGACTGTAATCTGGTCAAGGATTTTTTTGTACCCCGCAGCTACATCGGCAGAACGAACACCCGGCTTGAGTTGATTTTCAAGGTAAGTAACCAAGTCTTTATACGCGGGAATCGCCGCGACGTTTAACCCGCCGGCTTCCAGTTTTGCCACTTCGTTGTTCACGTCAGCCGCTGTGGTAGCGTATCGGTTTGACGCCGCGGTGCGAAAATCGGTTTCGCGTTTTGTTGCTGCGTTGCGTAGCTCCGTGCCTATGTCGGTGCTGCCGCCTGGACGTTCGTTACCAATCTCCAGCCGCGTTCGTCTAGCTGCGTCGGTGGTCTGGTCTTTTATCGTAGATAGATACGCTGCCCGTTCACCTAACGGCGCAGCACTTTTTTCCGCTGCCGTTAGCTCCGCGCGCGCAGCGGTTTCGGCGTCGTCTAACGCCCTTGTGGCGTCTGTGTACAAAGCGCCGGCGCGGGTTTTTGCCTCCGTTAAGCGTTGGTTAGCTAAGGACGCTTCGCGTTGAAGATCAAGCGCGGCCCTGTTCTCTGCAGAAGACACAACGCCGGCAGCGCGGCGCTCGCCCGCTTGGGCAACGCCTTCTGCCCCAACCCGCATTTCTTCGCCTATGGCCCCCAACGCTTCACCGGGCTTGCGGCTGCCTTGAACGTCAGCGACTAATTTAGCAACGTATGCCTTTTCGTAATCGGACAAAGGTTGCCCGGTTGCTTGGCTAATTCCTTTAGCTACTCTTCCCGCAAGTGTCCTCATAGCCGCAGCGTCAATTCGGCCAGGCATAGCCCAATGGGACAGTACCTGCGCTGCAAGCGTACCCGCATAGCGTACAAACTCGGGCGTTAGCCCGCCACCTACAAATCGCGCTGCTTCTGCTGTTAAGCCACCCGGTGTTGCGCCTAACCCTTCTGCAACTTTACCCGTTGTTTCAGACCCCACGCCGCCTAACGCACCAGAAACTACGCGCGCGGCGGGGCCGGCGGCTCGGGCTGTGCGTCCCAAGAATTCGACACCGCTGCCCAAACCTACCAATGGAGGCGATCCCGAACCCTTGAGACCCACGCCCACGCCTTGAAGTATTTCGGGCGCGAACAACCCAAACCCCCCGCCGATAGCCCCCGCGCCGCCGATGTCGGTTATAAGTTCTGTGCCGGTAGGACCGCGTAATGGCCTTGCTGTTTGCCGTGGTTGGGATATGGCTGCCCCACCCGGCAACGTGTCAAAGCCTTGCTTTGGGTACGACGATAATATCGTGGCGACTTCAGCATCCGTTGCATCGTCGGGAACTTCTAACGTCCGGCCTTCAAACAGTATGGACTTAGCCATTATTATTGTTTCCTGATAGCGCCGTTAGCATCTCTAACATACACGTCTGGCCCCGCCGCTTTAACCGGCACTTTTATGATCGGGTCGTAAGGAAATTTTACTCCTCTGGATATTGCACTTTGTACTTCCGCATTGTGAGTATCAATATTGTTACGAACAGTATCCGCATAAGCGTCTAGTACGTTTGACAACGCGGTTGGATCGGTGTTTAGGTTGCCTAATGCTTGCTCCAACGCCGCCTGTTGACGCTCGGACGGTTGCGAGTCCAGTTTTTTAAGGTTAGCTAATATGCCTTGGAATAGTCTGGATCTAAGTTCTTCTGCGTTTTTGACGCCTTCCGTATTGACGCTCATGCCAAGTCTATTGTTCAGAAAAGAAGCCGCAACTTTCATCCCCTCGCCGCCGGTGCCCATGAAAACGCTGGCAGCGGGAATCAATTTTTTGGATGCTTCTATGTTTGCAAACATGGCAGGGCTTTGTTTTAACGTGTCGTAAGTAGCTCGCGTACTTTTCATAAAATCTTTTTGCGCTTCTACGCTTGCGGGTGTGTATGCATTAACTTCAACCTTAGTCCCCGGCGTGTGGGTAGTCATGTAGACTAGCCGCGCCAGTAGTTGTTGGCGCACAACCGGGTCGGTAGTTTTTCCAAGTCGGTCAATTGTAGCTATGTACTCAGGCGGCGGCGTAGTGGATTCTTTTCCTACCATAGCCCGTCGGGCTACCATTTTTTCCGGTTCTGTCAGATCTGATTTTTCGAGCGATGTTTCAAACAACGATTTAGCGGCGGGCGCGGTGTACGCCGGTAGCCCCGTGCGTAGCAACGTATTGCTAGGTGCGACGTTATGCGATTTAAGCAGTTCTTTTTCTCGCTCGTTTAGCGTTGCTAAACGCTGATTTGCGCGGGGGTCACCTTGCGGTCCGGCCAACGAGCTAAGGTCCACAATTTCCGCTTGTATTTGCCTGAGCAGTTGATTTACGTCTGTTGGCGCAGCATTTGCACCAACGGCGCCCGGCAATGCATTGGCACTTCCCGCGGCGGGCATCGCAGTAGCTGGCGTAGACGGATACCGTTTGTCATACGCAGCAACGGCCCGCGCTTTTTGCATCAGATCCACGCCCGTTTTTTTCATCCCCGGATCTGGATGGGCAATGAACGCTTGTGCTATTTCCATTGGATCTGACGGCCCACCCATAGCTGATATTCTGCGGCTAAATTCAGCCACTCCCGCCGCGTCTTGTCGCAGTTTTTGAAGCTGCATCTGCGAGGCTTCGTTCTGCTGCATACCCTGCATCATCTGCATGGTTCGCAAGGCGTTGGCCTGCCCCGCTTCCTGCGCTTGCAAGGGGATGGTAGCAATCCGGCCCGGTAGTTGGGTGTCAAGCAGTCCGAAATTGATCTCAGCCATTTGGCACTCCGTATTGTTTCTGCATCATCTGCGCGAGCATAGCGGAGTAAGGGTCGGGCGAGAACGCACGGCCCAAGGCGTTGCCGATGCCCCCGTACGCTGACGCCTGCGATGCTGCTGCGGCCATATCCGCGTTGGCAAATGTGTTGGCAGCACCCATGCCCAGATTCCCCGCATTGGTGGCGTAGTTTGTACCCGCCGCAGTAGCCGCCCCCGCCGCGGGAGGTCCGAACCCGGCAATGTTAGCCAGCGTGTTTCGCCGCGTGGCTTGATCTTGCCCGTAGCGGTTGTAGGCGTTTTGGTACTCTTGCGAACCCATGTTTTGCCCGTAATCAATTGCGCCTTTGATGCCGGGGCCGGACACACCCAGACCTTTAGCCGCCAGCGATTGATTGAGCGCCTTCATGCCTTGGTCCATGCGGAATCCGTAGCCGGGATCTGCGGTGTAGTCGGACATGGCGAACGGGCGGGTCAACTCCGGGTTCTGGTACGCCGCGAGCGCGTTCGTTCCTGCTGTGTAGTACGGCAGCGACCGGGCCTGAGCGTCGGCGTACTGCCTCGCCTGGAGCGCGGTGGCCGCTTCGCTGGCCTGCCCCGAGCGTGCCGCTGCATCGCGGGCCGCGTCGCCGGTCATGTTCGCCGCTATCAGACTGCCGGCGCCCGAGATCAGCGCACCGGGTACGCCCGTCGTGGCGAAGAACTTGGCTAGCCAAGCGGGGATGGCATCGCCGCCGCCGGAGGCGCTGGGCATGCCGACACCCGTTGGGTCCGTGACTTCCGGGCCTGAGTATGTCGGATCGGGGTAGGTCGCCGAACCGGAAGAATGGTCTGGGCCTATATAGGTCGGGTCAGGATAAGTATCGTCTGCCATTTTGCCACCCGTTGTTTCTGGAACTGTTGGTAAAGGTGCGTTGCCCGAAGGCACAAGGTTGTCTGAGCTTAGACTTTCTCTGCCGCCCATGCCACCACCTAACGCGGCGTCTGTCGCTGCGTCATACGATGGTGAGGCAAATGCCCTGTTCGCCCCGGCGATAGCCCCACCCGCCAAGGCTTGCGTCGGCGACTGACCGCCTAGCAGGTTGGTTAAAAAGTTAGTCGTGCCCGCTTGCACGGGCGCGGGGAAGCCCGTGCCGGACATGGCGTTGCCGATGCCGTACCCCGCCCCGCCCAACGCACCGCCTTTTAGTATCCCACCGGCAACGTCACCGCCGCTTCCCAAGGCGTTGATGCCGCCCATCGTGGCGCCCGCTGCTGCCGCGCCCGTAACGCCCCCGCCATAGGCCGCGGCAAGACTCTCGCCGCCGGTAAAAGCACCGCCGCCCGCCGCAGCCATGATAATAGGGCCAAAGTCTTTCCATGCACCTTGCAGCATCGTTTGGTGATCGGCGGTGTCTTTTGGCGCTTGAAACTGTGCATCCTGCGGGACTGCTATGTATTTATTCCCGTCCGGGCCTGTTACGACTTCGCCCTTGGCCCCGGAGGGGGAAATCCATTGTGCTTTTTGAGCGCCACCGTACATACCAATATCACCAGCGATCCTTGATGCTACAAGTTCTGGTGCGCCAGCAGGAACAAGGTAAGTTCTCTTTCCATCCACCATCCCGGCTTCTACACCTAGATTACCGTAGGGGGACTTTTGTCCGGGGGTAAAGGACGCCGTTCGCAAAGGAGAGTCGTCGGCATACTGCCCGGCACTTCCCCCGGACCATCCGAAATTGCCGTCATCCTGCATCCCCCATTGAGCTTCCTTTGGCAGCTCGTAAGCGTACTTTCCCGCAGCATCTTGGTAGATGCGTCGTCCGGTACGGGAATCGTACTGTTGCTGCTCATAGTTTCCGCTGCCGTTATCCCCGGAAACATTAACCGTTCGATTGCCAAGCCACCACGGAGTCGCCATTACAGCCCCGACACTTCTCGACCGCTGGATCGGATCGTAAGCGAGGTGACGGCGCCGGCCAGACCTTGGATGGTATCGCCCGGTGCCAGGATATGCCCCACGGCCTCGGGGCAGAGGTAGGTGTCGCCCGCCGCAATGATGCGGGCGCTGATTATCCGTTTGCTCACGCCCGCCGAGCCAAGGGCTGTGACCAGATCAATCGTAAGCGTAACCGAGCTACCCGAGGTGTTGCAGACGGTCATCTTGTCAATGAACGTGGTGACGTTCGTCGCCGTGTAATAGGTGGCGTTTGAATTGGTCAACTGCTGCGAGGCGATCAGGACTTTAGGCGTGACGGCCATCTAGAGGCTCGATGAAAAGGTAAGCGTAACAATAACAGACGGCGTAGCCGGTCGCACCGGGCTTGCTTGCGCGGCGGTGTAAGGCATACTGACCGCTGCGTCCGTACTTGACCAGCACAATTCAAGATAATCCCCCGCCAGCACAGACACGACAAGGTTCCACGCAGCAACCACATGCCCGTCCACGCCGCCGTGACTGCTTGCAACCGACACCATCGTGTTGGTGTTGGCTACATCGGACCCGTTCTTGCGGAGCCACACGCTCACGTCTTGCTCGGACACGCTGGTGCTTTGGTATTGCGAACTGAATTGCAAGTTGTAGACGCCCGTGTACGCCGCGGTGATCTGGGACGCCAAGGTGCAGGTCAGCGTCGTGCTGGTCACCAGTTGGGACGTATCTACCGTATAAGTACCCGTGCCGCCCGTACCACTCACAAAGGCCGTGATGCGCGTGTTGGCCGTCACGCCGGTGCCGGCCACCGTCATGCCGAGGAAGATAGTCCCCGAGGTGACCGCGGTGACGGTCATCACCGTGCCGGCTGACGCCGCGCCGTTGTTGATGGTGCCGGTGACCACCGCCGTGCGAGTCCCGATGCTGACGCCGTTGGAGATGTCGGTCGTGTTGTACGACATCACCCGTGCGGTGCTGGCCGGGGCCGTCTGGCTGGTGGTGTCAAAGAACGCGCCGTAGGGCGTGCGCGGGTAGGTTGGAAGCGCGAGCGTCGGTGCAAACTGCACCTCTTCCAACGTTGTAGCGTTCTGGCCCGAGCCTGTCAACGTAAAGAGGTTGAACAGATACCGATACCACTCCCGTGTGACCATCTTCTGGTCATCGGTGAACGGCACCCGCTGCGCGGGGATCTGTGAGGTATCAGGCATTGGTCGGCGTCACAAACAGTTCCGCGCCCATGATGACCACCTTCACGGGGTCAGTCCCCGTTACCTCGTAGACACGATCGCGCAGCTTCTCGGTCATGCCCAAGCGCCGCCAGATGACGCGCTGGCCGTACTGACCCAGTTGGCCCATCGTGCGGCTGTGGTAGTTGCTCCAGGTGTGGCCCCCGTCATCGGACCACCGCAACAGCACCTGCGGATCGCTGCCTTGGCCCGTGGTCAGACCCACACCCGCCTCGCAGTCCAGTTGCAGCGAGTGCTGCGCGGTGCGTTTCAGATTGTTGGTGCCGGTTGCCAGCGCACGCCACGACCGCAGCCATTTGTCCAGACTGCCCGATGCGGATTCCGAGGTAATCAGGTCGCCGTTCTCAAGCAACAGAAAGGATCCGCTTTCAAGCAACAAAGCAAAGTTGGTGACGTAGGAATCCAAGTCAAAAGCGTATAGGTTGCCGCTTTGATAATCGCCAACAAGAACCAGATTGTTGAACGCCATCTGGCAGTTGGACCGATGACGCCCGAACTCCCCATTCTGGAAGCTGGCGCGTTCGTGCCACAATTGCGTGGCAACGTCGTAGCACCACGTCTTGTTGGCGCCGGGGAAGGTCAGAACGTAGAACGCATGGCCCGCCTGCTGGTAGGTGTAGCCGATCGCATCCGAGATGTCGCCGTAACTCTGGATCTCGTACTCGATGGCGTGCGTGGACACGCGGATAAAGTTGTACCCGTTGGACCGATACACCATCCCGCGCCCGCGGGCATCCGACCCGAGCCAGTACAGCGCGTTGTCCAGCTTGGCAACCGAGTACGCCGCCTCGCAGCCCAACTCCATGAACGCGCCTTGGATACGCGCCATAGGAAAGGTCGCATTGCCGGCGTCGTACCAGACCTCAATCGAGTTGTTGCCGAACAACCAGATTTCGCGGTGGTTGACGCTCAGCGAAACGATGTCGTCCGGGTAACCTTCCGCGCTGGCAAAATCCAGCGGATCTACCGAGGTGCCGTCCAGCAGGGACGTTACCCAGAACTTCTGACTGTTGGGTTCGTTGAATACGAAGTACCCGTCCAGATAGCCGACAGTAACCGCGCCGGGGAAATCTCCGTCCGTAATCTGGGCGAAGACCAGCGTGCTGTCGTTGTAAATGTACCCATCAGGGTTGCACGCGATGAACAACTGCGTGCCGTTGTCCACCATGCTGACCGGCCCCGTGCCGGTTACAGCACCCAGATAAGTGACCACATAGGCCGAGGTGATCTTGTACAGCCCCAAACCGGACACGGCGTAGGCGTTGCCGTTGTACTGCCACAGCCCGCGAATTGGCCCGCTGCCGACCGTTGTCTGGACCGACAGGCCGGGGCAGCGCGACAGGAACCCGCCTTCCTTCCCTCCGCTGCCTTCCGGCACGGCTTCGGGGAACAGGTTGACCAGACGGTTGTCGGCTGCGTTGATTGACCGGGCGACATAGGCGCCGCCAAGGATGGGTGTTTTCATGCTATACTCCTATTTACCTTAAATAGGGGGTTAGCATGGAAACGTGGAAGCCTGTGTTTGGGTACGAAGGATTTTACGAAATAAGCGATCTTGGAAATGTTCGCAGAGCCTCCAGAGGAAAAATGCTTAACGCAACTAAAGTACTTGAGGCTAAACAAATGTTTGAGCGCGGCGATACCCTTAAACAAGTTGCTACTTTTCTTGGCACAAGTATTCCCACCGCGCATAGCATTAAACTTGGAAAAACATGGTCCGGCAACGCGAATTACAGACCAGTTAAAAATGCAACGGGATCTGACCACTATATATATTTTACCCCATGCAAAGAGGGAAAATACCGTCGTAAAACCATTCATCGTTGTCTTTGGGAGTCTTTTAACGGCCCTATTCAAGGTCGTTTGGAGATAAACCACAAAAATCTTGATCGCCAAGATAACCGACTGGAAAATTTGGAGCTTGTAACCCACCAGCAAAATATTCAGCACGCTATTAACGAGTATAAAAGCAAAGGTTTGTTCCGCGCGGTTAAAGGCACAAAAGGCTTTATTGGGGGGAAACATAGTAAATATTTACGCTAAAATGAGCCACTAAACACGTTGAACCGTTGGCGAGTGGCGATGATGCTGTAGGGCATGCTCATCACGTCGTCCGGGTTGTTGATCCGCTTGATGTTGCGTTTGCTCGACATGGCAATCCGCTGCACTTGGGGCGGCGGCTCCACACCAAACTCGGCAGCAATCTCGCACGCCAGATTGAACCGGAAGGCTCGCAGATAGCCCGGTGGGACCACCAGCGTGGTGGCGAGCAGCGCCGGTTCGACCAATTCGGTGACGCTGACAATGTGCCAGTTCAGCGCCTTTGTCGGCACCGGATAAACCGTCATCTCTACATTGGACATCGTCATGTTGACAAACATGACTTGCGGATAGGTGCTGGTGACCGTCTTTACCGCAATGCCGTTGTACTGCTGCTGGTTTATCAGTTTGATGCCAAAACTGATGTTGTTGCTTGGATCTCGGAAATAGGTCGAATCGTCAACCAGCACGGGTCGGTTGCCCACAAAATCACCCGTTGGCCCGAGAGTGCGTGTTGCGATATTGGCCGGCCAGGTGAACGTCTGATCCTGCGTCGAGAAGACCGACAAGCGTTCAGATGACCAACTGTCGAGCATCTGGTTCATCGCGGTCAGCGCATCTGCTGAGGTGTCTGCCGAAGGTGTTTCGCCTTCAGCCAGTTGACCGATGAGCCGTAAGGCTCCGTTGATCTGGTCCCCCGCCGATGTTGTTGTCACTCTACCAACTCCTTACGCGGGCGCCCGCGAGGTTTGATCAGTTCATTGACAACGGGCGTGAGCAACGCACCCGCGTCGTACCGTTCCCAACCGTTCTTCTCATCATACGCGGCCTCGGCCTCTGCAATGGCGACCTTGTTGCCGTGTTCGGGATGTCGCAAGTAGATGACCATGATACCCCTTCAAAACCCGCCCCCCGGCGGTATTGCCAGAGGGCGGTAGTGCTTACGCTACCCGATAAACCGAGTACGCAGCCGTGTCGGTTTTGCGGAACAGAAACTCAGCTGCTCCGCTAACACCCGCCGCGCTGCCGGTGATGGCAATAACCAGATTGCCGACCGCAGTAATGCCGGTGCCAACGACTACCGTGATGAGGCCCGATGTGGTGCCAAGATTGATAATCCGCAGCGTGAAGGTGCTGTTGACTTTCATGTTGGTCATCGTTGCATCGATCAAGGTCGCCGTAGGCAGAGTGTAGGACGCCGCCGTGCCAGACGGACTGCCCACCAAAAGACCTCCGGTAATTTGAGCAACAGTCAGCGTTGCGGTTGCAGTCGCCGTTTGGGGCGCTGCTTGGGTGCCGATTGTTTGTTCATTTTGGTTGCCATCTGTGTACTGATAACCACCACCAACTGATGCGAGAGCCATGATTGTTTCTCCTAAAGTGTTAAGTTGCCCCCGCGCTTAGCGCGAGAGCAGGTTGGTTAGCCCCAGATCCGGCAGGCCATCGCGGGACGAATGGTGCTGAAGCCGTACAGCACATCAACGCGACACGGCATGCGGTCGTTGTTGATGTCGTACTGACGCACGATCCGCATGGAGATGCCGTTATGGACTTGGCGCGAGGCCATGTCCACGCCCTGCGGCAGCAAGAGGTCAGCCGTTGCCAGCGTGATCGCATCCTTGTGATAGACCAAGTTTTGCGGGTACACGGTGGACGCGGTGCCCAAGAACGTCAGCGCAGCCGATGCAGCCGGGAACGCATCAACCGTAGCCAGCGCATTGCTTGCGGTGTACATCGCGGGCAAGAACGCAATGGTCGCCGAGGTGCTGGTCAGGGTCTGATCCGCGGTCACAACAAACTGCTGCAGGCTACCCGTGCTAAGACGAGTTTGCGGATTGACCGCGTACACGCTAGCAATGGTGAAAATATCGCCCTGTTTGATGGTCTTGGTGCCGCTGGTGTATGTAATATCCAGCGTCGTCGCGCCTTGAGTGGCCGGCACAGTAGACGCACAGATTGGCGCAACAGGCAAGCTACCCACGGTGTGGTTGACGATCGACTGCGACATGTTCATCTCTTCAAAGCCGAACACGCCTTCGCCCATCATGCCGGTCTTGAACTGACGAGAAATCGTATTCGTCGGGTTGAAGAAACCGCTCAGGCCGTTTACCAGTCCCGCATTGGCCGCGGGGTTGAGCGTCGCATACCGCGGCGACATAGGCGCAGCCGACTCGTTCAGCTTCTGTTGAGCTTGAAGCAGAACCAGCGCGGTAGCGGGCGTGGTGCCAGGCGTTCCGACCGAGGCCGAAATCGACTTGTACGCATTCGCCACGTCAGCGTCAACACTCGACGCCAGCTGGCTGATACGCGGCTTGAGAACACGTTCCGCAAAGTCGTCCAACTGCATGGTCAGCTCGGCAGAGGTGAAGTTGATGCCGATATGCTTCTGGCTGGACACGGTAAGGGTCGTGTACTGCTCGTTGTCGTCCTGCACCTGCAGGGCGGCACCGTCGGTCACCAGCGCACGATCCGGCAAGCGGATACGCAGCGTGGAGCCAATCTTTGCCCCTTCGACAGCAAAACTGTCGTCGTACTCTTTGTTGACGTTGCGGGAAATAACAAGGTTGTTTTCAAGAATCTCAAGAGACTTCCTAGTTATCATATCGATTGT